CAACGAGCGGCTCGGAGTGTGCAGGCATTTCGCGATGGAGACTTGCCTGCCACCACCCTCAGCTAAGATCCGCAATACCGAGACCTTGGTGATGCTTGCCTTTATGGATGAGATGAACGCCGCTTTCAGGCGGCACTTGGCTGATCCCACCACGGAGCATCCCGTCGTTACCTTCCCTAAGAAGTGGGGGGAGGTGACGACTCAAGTCGCGGAAGAAGGTGCAAACATTCCCAGAAAATTCAAGATGTCTGGGTTTGTTAAGACCCGGGAATTAGGCTTGGCCCCTTCCAAAAGGCCTCGCCTCGTGGCGACACCTGGCACGACGGAGTGTGCGGCTCACGTGCCTGTAATAGGCGTCGCCGAGCAGCTGTTCAAGGCTGTTTTCGGCCGTTGGGGCTTCAAGGGCCTCGACAACGCGGCAAGGGACCGCAAAATCGCGGCGGTGGCAAACCGCGCCTACAACGAGAGGGTGGTCAGTGCGGACTTCAGTGCGATGGACAGCTCGTGGACCTTTCACGAGAAGTTCTTGCTCGAGAAGCTGTTGCGCGAATCCATCCTGGCTGTGCTGGACGCGATGCCCATTTCCCACTTCATAGTGGACCCGGCAACCACGTTGACCGAAGCAGAAGCCGAGAGCATCAGAATGGAGCTCAAGGAACTCGTGTTGACGCTAGACTGGGAGGGCCTCATCCTCTTCTCGGGTGAGAGAGGAACCAGCATACTGAACCGCATTTTGGTTCTCGTCATTTATGCGTGTGAGTTGATCTTGGCCGACGGACAGGATGCGTTGGTCGAGAACGACAAACCCGAGGACCTGGTGGCGCGCTTTGGTCTCACCGAGTCTACGACGGCAGGAGGAATCCAACTTGCCGAGTGGCTCGCGGACGCACAGCGCTACCGTCTCACGGAGAGGGCACGCGCGACCCTGGCCAAATTCATAAAGGCAGGGCTCACGACGACGACGGATGCGGAGGCAGCGGAGCTGCCAATCAACGTAGGCGACGGAGACGACGTTGCGATGTCGTGCGTGTGGTTTACGAGGCGCCATTGCATCGAGCGGTGGGCGCTATACGGGAAAACTATTGTTCCCAAGATCGCACGCGGAGCCGTAGAAGTTCTTTCAAGGTATGTGAGGGCCGCCAGGGGCGGATCGATATTCTACGCGCTATCAAAGGCCGGACGCAACTTGGAGCGTACGATCGTCAGCACGGTGCCTTCGTTTGTCCTGAAGGAGGGCGAGCAGGGACCGGTTCTGCCAATCAAC